TCATAATCCGCGTGTCGGGGGTTCAAGTCCCTCCTCCGCTACCACCGATATCGCCAAGGGCGACCCTCTCCTTGGGAGTCGTTTGTTTGTGGCCAATGCTACTGCAGCCTCCAGAGAGCCGATCACCTGAATGTCATGTCCGCCACTTGCGCGCGGGGTGACCGTGACCTGCTCGACGAGGCTGCGGATGTCTGCCTTGATTTCGTCGGATGATTCGCCGCCGGCCGACAGGTGTTCGACCAGGGTGTGAACGCGGGCGCGGTAGCGCTCGACGATGTTGGGGAACAGGGCGATCACCGGGACAGCCTCTTCTTCGCCCAGCTCGGCGCGCGCCCGATCGCGTTCCTCGATCTTTCGGCCGAGGGCCTGGCGCAGATCCGCGAAGTCGCCGCCGCCGTCGGCGATCGCCGCAACAAGGCGATCGACTGCCGCCTGGGCGGAGCGTAGCTTCGACGCCGCCGCACGGCGCGCCCTGGCGGTATCTCGGCCGCGGCGCTCCCGCTCCAGATGAAACTCCCGCACCAGCAGAGACAGCGCCTCGGGGGCGAGCAGCTCGGCATCGAGGCCGGCGACTACGCGGGCCTGCACCTCGGCGCGCTGGATTCGCGCGATATGACTGCAGCTGCCGGCTTCGCGAGCGCGCGAGCAGCCGAGGCGCGTATCCGAGATCGAGGTCATATTGCCGCCGCAGACGCCGCAGCGGACGAGGCCAGACAGGAGATGACGCGGCCGGCGGCGGTGTGTTAACGGCTGCGCGGAACCGCGACTGCGCAGATCCTGCACAGCCTGCCACAGCTCGTCCGTGACGATCTGCAATTCGGGAAGATCGATCGCCTCACGGTCAGCTGCCGCGTTCGGCCGGGAGACGCGGTTGCGGCTCTCCGGGTCGATCTTCATCGTTACGCGGTTGTAGACGAAGCGGCCCACATAGATCGGATTGTGAAGGATGCCGCTCTGGCGGGCGCGGTTGCCGACGATCGCGCTCGCCCGCCATTCGCCGCCGCGAGCAGAGCGGATGCCATCAGCATTGAGTCCGGCCGCGATCGCCCGCGGACTGCGGCCGGCGACATATTCGGTCATGATCCGGCGAACGACGTCGGCCTGACCGGGATCGATGCGGCGGCGCCCGGCCTCGATCTGACCATCGACGCCGAGTTCGCGAACGACCTGATAGCCGTAGCACAGGCCGCCGGGAATGCGGCCGCGGGCGAGCGCGCCGCGTTGGCCGCGCCGAATCTTGTCGGCCAGATCCTTCAGGAACAGCGCGCCCATCGTGCCTTTAAGGCCGATGTGAAGCTCGTTGACGGCACCTTCGGTCAGGGTTTCGATGCGCACGCCGGCGAAGGTCAGCCGCTTGTAATAAGTCGCAACGTCAGCCTGGTCGCGGGCGATGCGATCGAGCGCTTCGGCCAGGACGATTTCAAAGGAACCAGCCGCCGCGGCCGAAAGCATTGCCGTCATGCCGGGCCGCCGGTTGGATGCGCCGGTAATGGCGAGGTCGGTGTAGATATCGACGACTTGCCAGCCTTCCTGTTCGGCACGGCGGCGGCATTCCCTGACCTGATCCTCGGCCGAGGTTTCGGACTGACGGTCGGTTGAGAAGCGGGCGTAGATTGCGCAGCGGGCAGACATGTGTTGCGACTCCGGTCGTTCGTTGCGCACGCACCATCCTCTGCCGCCATTTCGCGGGCAATGGTGCGGACCAGATTGGCGAGGCGGGGATCGAGCGCGATCACGCTCGCATCTCCTGATAGTCCAGCCAGGCGGCGTAGAGATGCTGCAGGTCGCCGCGGCCCCATCCAGGGACCAGCCAAATCGTCCCGAGATCGGCATCTTCCTCGACTGCAATTGCGCGCAAGCCCGCAACAGCGGCGTCACGTGCCGATAGCATTGCCGCCTGGCGGTCCGCCTCCGATTGGTCGTGCGCGCGAAGGGCTGCCGCGCGCCGATGGGCGAGATCCTGAATGTGGCGGTCCAGACGCGCCTTGGCGACCGGATCTAGGCCGCTCGTCTTACCTAGTTTGGCACGCAGGGCCGCTGCCCGGCCGAGGGCAGTTTCCCGTTCGGCCGGGAAAGTCGTGCTGGCCGCCAGCGCCTCGAGCTGGGCGATCTTCCGTTCCAGCTTCATCGCAAGATCAGATCCGCGACATATTCGAGCGCCGCGAGGACAAGCGCGATCACGACTGCGGCGATCACCAAAGTGATGAGCACCGGCACGGGGATGCCTATGAAGTAGGCTACAACGCCCATTCCGATCGCGGCGCCGAGAGACACCGCCGCGCGAATCTTCAGGCGGGGCGTGCTGCTCATCGGTAAATTTCCGCCAAGGCGACGACGCCCTTATCCGGGTACGTGACCAAGCCGATGGTGCGCATCGCGCCCAGGTCCTTTTCGAACGTAGAGGAATCAGCCGACACGCCTGCAGCCTCGGCCAAATCGGCGCGGGAAAGCTCCACGCGATCGAACAGTATTCGCAGGAGACGGTCGCGCCGCGGCGGGAGCTGAGCGCAAATGGCCTCGCGCAGCTCGCCGAACGACCGCTTCTTGGGCACCGGACCGGCGATCGCTTCCCCCGCCGGCGTTGGCGAGATCGTGCCGACGATCGGATAGGTGACCAAGCCAGCGGTGCGAAGCGCGCCGCAATCCTTTTCAAAGGTGGACGAGCTGGGCGAAGTGCCGGCCAGCCAAGCGATAACCGGCCGGTGCGGTGCATCTGTTTTGAACAGCGCCCTCGCGAGCTGCAGTTTTTGCAAAAGTTTGATACGGCGGGGCGGAAGCCCGCCAACCGCAGCTGCGGCACCGGAAGGGGAGGCGGCCGGCGTCGTAACGGCCGCCTCCCCGCCACCGAGGGTCACAGGGACGGAGGGGGAGCGGTCCTTCGCCTCGGCGGGTTTGGCTTTGCCCGTGGCACGCGGCGTGGCGAGTATCCGGGCGGTTTCGGCCGCTGTGGCGGCGAGAGTTGCGATCGCGTCGAAGTCACCGGCAGCACGCTCGCGATAGGCGCGCTCAACCATAAGTTCGGCTTTGGCATCGCCAAGCTCTGTTTCGAGCTGACGGATGCGATCGTCGCGCTTCTTCAGGGCAGCGCCGGCGTCAGCGCCGCGTTCAAAGGCGGCGGCAGGATCGGCGGGAATGGTGTCGGCAACCGGCGGCGCGGGTGCGGTGAGGCCGGTAAGGATTGCGCGCAACGCTTCCGGCGCCGGCGGGGTGGGGAGCTTCGCCTGGCCTGGGCGGACGGGCGTGGTTTCGACGTCCGCGACGATCATTTGGATCGGCACCGGCGCGATCGCCGGGCCGAAGCCCCAGAAGGTGCGCGGCGCCAAGCCCTGCAGACCGCGCGCCTCGGCCGAGCTTGGCGAGAAGCCGAGCGTGTCGGCAGCCTTGCGGCGATCGAGCGACTGGCCGACGCGGCCGAGCAGCCAGTTGTTCACGTCGCCGCGAACATTGGCGTCGATCTTGGCGAGGCGCTGCGTCGCGAGGATCGCGGTAAAGCCGCGTTTGCGCCCCTGGGCGGTCAGAGCGTGGACACCATGACTGGCGGCGGTAGAGCCTTCCTGGGGCGCGAAACGGTGCGCCTCGTCCAGTACGACAAGCAGCGGCCGCCAAAGATCGCGCGGCGCGGCTATGAGCGATTCCAAGAAATCGCCGACGAAGGCCGGCGCGCCTTCGGGGCCTAGATCGTTCAATTGAACGACCATGTTGAAATTATGCTCGAGCGCGGCGCGGGCGAGCGCGGCCGCATTCGCCACGCCGGCCGGAGCATCGGCGCCGTCGCCACCAGCGATCACGAAGTCCAGCTTTTCGCGGAGTGTGTAGAACTCATCCTCGACGTCCAGGACGATCTGCTGGATCCGGCCGTGAGTGGTTTCGATCAGCCGGCGCAGCAGGCCCGACTTGCCCGCGCCCGCGTTGGCAATCACGCAAGCGTGGCTGCCGATGAGCCGGTCCAGGTCCAGTTCGATCGGCACGCCGTCTGCGGTGCCGAAGGCGAGCGGGCCGCTCATTCGCCGGCGTCCGCTTTGGTGGCGCGCGCGCGCTTTTGATGGCGGCGCCACTCAACGTGGCGGCCTGCAAAGTAGCAGGCCGCCATCATCGAGAGCGCCACGGGCAGGGCGAGAAGGGCCGCTGTCGCGACTTGATCGTTCACGCGCCTTCGCCTTCCGGATCGGCCTCGGCATCTGTCTTGGCGTCCGCCTCGGCGTCGAGGGCCGCTTGTTCCTCGGCGGCCTCGGCAAGTTCACGGTCGTAGCGGGCCTCTGCCTCGGCGAGCGCCGCATCGACGTCGGCCTTGTCCACCTGCACCATCAGCGCGACGAGGATCGTTCCGTCGTCCCGTTCGACAAACGGCGAGACGTGGTAGAGGTCGGACGGCCAGAATGCGCGGCCCTCCCAAGCGCTGCCGGTTAACGGTGGTGCTGCGATGCGCATCGCGCGCCAGCGGATCTGCGCGGCGCGATAATCGGCCTCGTGACGGGCCGCCCAATCTATCGCTGGGGCTGTCGGCGGCACCGGCTTCGGCTCGATCTTCACCCACGCCGGGTCGTATTCGACCGGACTTAGTATGACGGTGTCGTCCTCGCCGTCGGCGAGCTGGTACGCTACGAGTGCCGCGCCGCGCTTTTCCTCGGGCATTGACGTCTTGGCGCTGAATTGCCGGACGTATCCTTCTGGCGCCTTCGGCTCGGCGTAGCTCGGCCCTGACCAGGGCTTCACCAGCCCGTCGAGAAAGCCTTCCTCCTGCGCGAGACGGTGCGCTTGTTCAGCCGCCTTGGTGGCGACGAGCCGGTCCACGATCGACGGATCGAGCAGGACGAGGCCGTCTTCCGCCCCGAAGAACAGATCCGGTTCGACACGGCCGCCAGCCTCCTCGTACGCCTCGACGCCGATGTAGCGGACCGCGCGATGATCGGTGGTGTAGATCCGTCCGGCCAGCTTATCGCGGACCGTCTTCGCGTCATTGCCGCCCCGCTGCTTCTCTTGCTTCCACACCTGCAGCTGCATCGACCGGTCGCTGACACTCGCATATGCGCGCGCGACGTCGAGGGAGATCAGGTTCTCGCGGAGGGCGGTGAGGATCTCGGGCGCCAGGTCGGCGAGGCGAAGGCGCTGGCGAACATGGCGCTCGGTTACGCCGAACCGGCGGGCGCAATGGGCGATACGCTCATTCTCCGCGCCGCGGGCGTCGAGGTCGCCGCCGACCCATTGTTCGGCATAGCGGGCGACGATCGTGGCGTAGGCCTCCGCTTCGTCGGCCGGATTCATCATGATCCGGTCGATATTCTCGGCCAGGCTGGTCTCCGTGGCCTGATCGCGTTCCTCGACCTTGCACGCGATCGGCATGTTACGTGCGATCTTCCGCTGCATGACGAGCAGCTGCAGCGCGCGCCAGCGGCGGCCGCCGGCATCGACCTCATACAAGCCGGCCTGACCGCCCGGGGCCGCAGTCACGACCAGGTTGTGAATGAGGCCGCGGGCATGGATCGACGCGGCCAGGCTTTCGATATCTTCGTCGCCGCCTGTTTTGCGGACGTTGCCCGGCGACAGCAGAAGCTTGTTCAGCGGGATGTAGATGATGCCGGCCGGGACTTCGGCCGGTTCTGGCTGCTTGCGTGCAGCTGCGCTTTTGCTACCCATCTTTCAGGTCTCCGATGCTGGTGGAATCAGCCTCGGTGGCACCGCGGTTCGGTGCGGCCGAGGTCGCCCTTTCAAGGGGCTGGCCAGGCCCGCCGGGGTCACGTTCCGGCGAACTGGATTGCGGGGGTACGGCGCCGGCTTCGGCCGGCGCCGGCTCTTGCAGTTGCACGCCCATGTAGCTGGCCGGGGCAGGGCGGATCCGGACGTATGCCCCTCCGCCCGAGAAATGCCCCTTAGCGAAGCCGAGAGCGCGAAGCAGATGGCTTGCTGCCATCCCGTCGATGCGATCGGCCAGATCCGGTCGAGCCGCCGCGAAACGCTTGCGCGCCCATGACAGCTCGAGTCGCTTCAGATCCTGCAGCTCTGGCGCGACAGCACGCGCGAGCGCGCCTTTGTCGGAGGCCGAGAGGTATCCCATCAGCCCAGCCCCAACGCCGCTTTGTAGGTTTCGAGCAGCGCCTCCGCTTCGTCGCGGGCGTTTTTCTCCATCCTTCGCAGGCGGACGATCGTGCGCATCGTCTTGGGGTCGTAGCCGCGGGCCTTGGCCTCGCCGTAGACGTCCTTCACGTCGTCGCCGAGGCCCTTCTTTTCTTCCTCGAGACGCTCGATGCGCTCGATCAGCAGCCGCAGTTCGTCTGCGGACACATTGCCTTCAGCCATTGGCCGAATCCTTTCCATAAAGCCGGACGAAGTTCTGGATGGCGGGGTCGCCGCTCCGCACCGACCCGTTGAGCCAGGCCTGCATGCGAGCAGGCCAGGCGCGGGCGAAGGCGGCGCCGGCGGCGGCCATCGCGCGACGCCTCTCGATCGAGACGGCCGTGCCGCGCCGCTGGCCGGCGCGCATCCTGTCTCGTGCCTGATCGGTCATGCCGCACCTGCCCGCACGAGGAAGGGGATCGCAAAGACGAGCGCCGCGAACAGGCAGACGATCAAACACCAGAATGTCGAGGCAGCCTCGATCGGCGTCTCTGCATCGACCAGATCGAAATGCACCTCGACTTGTTCGTGGCGCGCGGCCCGCGCGAGATCCGGATCGTGCATCATGCCGGCACCGCCTCTCCTGCCGCTCTGACGTCGGCAGAGGGGAGGTCGCGGCAGGCGGTGCAGAGCGTCGCCTCCTGGTTCGCCCAGGCGCAGCCGCCCTTGCAGGGGTCGTTCCAGCTGCAGCCGCAAGAACGGCAATGAAACGGCACCACGACGCCGCCGTCGTCGTTCAGGAAATAGGCCACCCCAACCAAGGCAAAGAAAGTGTCCTGGTCGAAGGATATCTGGCGGCGGATCATATCGATCAGCGTCCAGTCGATCTCGAACGGGCGGGGCCGTGACGCAGTTTCCAGTGGAGTACCGGTCGCCGGCCGGTTGAGGCCACCCTCCAGCTTCTCCAGCTTCGTCTCGAACGACCCGCGATCGGCGGGGTGCGCTGGACGCGCCAACTCGGTCGCCAGCAGCAGGGCGAGATCCGCGCGGGACAGCCCGGCAGCTTCGCGCCGCTTGGCGAGGTAGACGCCGGGCAGCATGTTCGGGGGGGAGTCCGGAGGGGGCAATGTCTCGGTTTCGGTGGTCACTGGCAGTCCTTTCTTCACGCAGCAGAAAGGCCATCCCGCACCCGGTGGATCGGGGCAGAAGGGCGGGTGATCGGGGAAGGGTGGTCAGGGCCGATGCCGGCCCGGATGGTCAGGCGCCGCCGGTCGCGACCGCGCAGGCGAAGGCGTCGTCATCGTTGGCCGCCTTGACCGCCGGCACCTCCGGGCCGGCAATCGGCGCTCGGCCGGGCAGATCGTCGTTCGCCGCGATCGGCACGGCGCGAGGCGGCGCGATGCGCAGCGTCACCGAAGGATCGGGACAGGCGCTCGGCCGGACCGTGTGCAAGATGTCGAGCGCGGCGACGAAGGCATGGCCGCAGTCGAAATTCGTGCATTCCAGGCTAAGCCGCTTGGAGAGGCTGGTCTCCTCACGGCTGGTCCGCACGACCGCTTTCGAGCGGCAATGCGGGCAGTTCATTGTCAGGCGCGTCATCTGCAGACGCGCTCCTCTCTCCGTCATCAACCAGCCCCCCCGGGCTGTGGCGCCGCGGCCGTCACGACGGCGGTCACCATTTGCACCTCGCCCCTCCGCCCGGCGCGGAGAGTAGCAAGCGTGTTCGATTGGGCGGCGATCGATTCCTCGAGTTCCCGCTCTGCGATCAGAAAGTCGGCCTCGCCGGCGTCTTGCCTTGTGGCCAGAAAGACGGCGGCATGCGCTTCGCCCGATTCCCTCGCCGACTTTGCCGCCGCACGCGCGATGCGATCGAGGCAAAGCAAAACCTCGGCTGCGTCGATATGAACGCGGGCGGCGTAGCAGGCTAGAAACGGGACGCCGGCGCCGCCGGCATCGATATAGGCTAGATCCAGCGCTTCGCCTTTGTCGAAGGTGACGCCTCCGGACACGTCCGGATCTGACCAGTTTCGCAAGGTGCTTTCCGGCGTGCCGGTAATCTGTGCGCAGCGCGGCCAGCCAAGCACGCCGGCGACCGTCGTCAACGCCTTTTCGAACGACAGAGGATCGCGCACCTTGGTCATGCCGAGGGAGAGGCCTCGGCTGCGGCTGCCTGGTGGGCGATGCGGGCGCCGTTCGGACCCGGCGGCAGGTCACCGGATTCGAGCAACTCGGCCATGTCGGCGTGCGCCTGCTCGAACGGAAGGACCGCGACGGCCAGCTGCAGGAGCGCCGAATATTTGGCCGGTGGAAGCTGACCCCCGTCGAGATCGGCGCGGAAGGCGGCGACAACATTGATCGCCGCGTTCTCTAGCTCGAGCCGCTGTGTGTCTTCGAACAGGGGCGCGCCCGGGACGGCGCGAGCTGCTGCCAATGGCGCACCGTCGCCGCTCAACGGACCGGCTCCCCGACTGGCAAAAAGCCCCCCCGATTGCCTTGGGCGATCGGGGGGGCACCCGCTACGGTGCGCCCAGCGGGAGTGGAAATGTTCGCGGGGGCCGCAGCATGAGGATCTGGACGGAGGCCGAGGGCAACAGCGATCTGGAAGGACGCGCCGCGTATCGCTTTCCTCCGCCCACTCAGCACGTCGTAGACGATGCGCGCGTCAAAGCCGTTCTCGGTCGACCATGCCTGCACCGTCTGCCCGAGCAGCGCCAACCGGGCGCGCGCTTTTCTTATCGCATCGGTTGAAATTGGCTGAGAGAGTGACTCGGCAGGCATGCGACTTTCCCGTAAAGTGCGGAATGTCACGGCAAACTTCTGGAAAAAGACAGAAGAGTCAAGGGACCTTCTGGAATATTGCCGAATTTTCTGCTCGTTTACGGGCCGAGAGGGGCCGTCTGGGCCTCAACCAGGCTGAATTCGGCGCGCTTGCGGGCGCGACTCTGGACAGCCAAAGCCGCTACGAGCTTGCCAAAAACCAGCCGAATGCGGAGTACCTCGCCGGTTTGGCTGCGAAGGGGGTCGATATTCTCTTCCTGCTCACGGGTTTGCATACCGATTCGGGACAGCTGGATGCCGACGCCTCCGCACTGCTCGATGACTTTTTCGCCCTCGATCGGATTGGGCGACGGCTAGCCGGCGACATCATGCGCACCATCCGCGCAAACGGCGACGACGTGCAGGTAAACGGGTCCGCAGAGCCGTCCGGACCCGGCAATCTCCAGCCTGACAATCGCTGAGGCGGCGAGCAATGATCGGCCTTTCCCTGGCGCTGCAGGCGGCGTTCCTGTGCGGGTCGCCCTATCTGCATGACGGGGACAATATCCGCTGCGCTGGGGGACCGACGATGCGGCTCGCGCGCATCCAGGCTCCGGAGCTGCTCGGCTCGCCTCGATGCGGCCGGGGTTGCGATGGGCAGGCGGGCCTTCGGTCCCGCGATCATCTGCGCCGGCTCGTGGCGGGACGCCGTGTGACCTGCGAAGTGGTCGATGCGTCGCCCTCGATTCCCGGCTTCCAAAGCGCAGACCAGTACGGGCGTCCGGTCGTGCGCTGCTCGGCCGACGGCGTCGGCGATCTAAGCGAGGCGCAAGTTCGCGCGGGTCATGCCCGGCGCTGGCCGTCCAGCCAGCGATGAAGCGCAAGTTCGGCTATCTTGGCGACGCGGCGCTAACGGGGCTAGGATGCCTCGCATTGGCGGCGATCATTTTTGTCGTCGCTCTGCTTAGCCGGTGAAGACATGACTTCGATTAGAGCACGGGTCCTCACGCTCGGCCTCGCCATACCGGCGCTCGCGCTGGCCGCCTGCAGTGGCCCGGCGGAGTTGGCTTCCGGTCCTTCCGTCGATGCCGGGACCAACCGCGATGTGGAGTTCATGCCGATCGTGCACAGCAGCAATCCGCGTGGCCACCACGCAATGCTGATCGGCGCCGCAGCCGACCCGCAAGCATTGCCGAGCGCCGCGCGCGCGCGCTGTGCCGGCATCCAGATCTGTTCCGTCTCGGGCTGGCGTGACCCGGCGCTGCGCATCCGCAATGGCGACTTCCGCGCCGACCAGGCTGAAGCGGTCGTGTTCGAGTTCAGTTCGAGTGGTGGCCGGGAAAGCTGGCGATGGCGCTGCGACTATCACGCGGCCGACAATTGCAAGGAGCCGGCTGATCTCGACGGCAACGGCATCATCGGCGGCCATCCGATCGCGCCATCGGCCTAGCGCGTCTCCAGCTTAAGCGACGTGATAAGCCCGCTCGACGGGGTAAGCGTGTGATCGACCTCGGCGACGATCCAGCGCCAGGCGTCGATCTCGGCCTTGAAGCCCTGCAGCGTGACGGGACGTTCCGGAATCAGATCCGGCCGGCCGAGCGCGAGAGTCAGGCCGAACTCCGCCTGTGTGCGGCGCAGCCGGTTCTGCTCGGCCGACGCGGCCGCGCGTGCGTCACCCTCATTGGCATAGATCCGGCGCAAGCGGCGGACGCCGGCGCCGCGCCCGCCCGAGCCTTCCAGCCGCACCGTCTGCCGGCGTGCGCCCTCCCGGTCGTGCCAGACCGCCTCGACAGCGCGATACTGCCCGCGATCGGCGCGCTTGTAGCTGTAGCGATCACCGGAGCGGCGGGTGAGGGGCGCCTCCGGCATGCGTTGGCCAGTGACCGTCATCGCCTGCCCGTTCGGCATGAACAGCAATCGGCCGCTGCGGACCGTGGCAACGGCGTCCAGGCGCTCGCCCAGGCGACGCACAACGGCCATATCGCTTGCCGCGTCCTGGGCGAGCGCCTCGATGCGCAAGCCGGCCAGGTCATCCGACACGACTGCCCTCAGGCCGTTGGCGGCCGCCACGCGTCGCACGATCTCGCCGACCGTCGTGTTGCGGTGCGTCCGCTCCCTGCGTTGACGGAAGCCGGCGGTGAGATCGGCGGATCGGGCGGTGATCTTGATCCGGTCGGGCGGCCCCGCCCATTCGGCCTGATCGACCTTGAAGCTGCCCTTGTCGATCATGCCGACGCGAACGTCCGGACCAGACAGCCAGCCAAGCTCGAGCGTCAGGACGGCGCTCTTGGCCGGTATCGCCATGCGGCCGTCCGTATCCTGGATCTCGATGTCGAGCTGGTCGGCTTCGCCGCCGCGCTTTTCGGTGAGCTTCAGCGACATGAGCCGCGGGGCAAACCGATCGGTCAGATCCTGCCCTTCCAAGACTACGCGGAAGCCGGGCTGATTGTGTCCCGGCATTATCGTGCGCCGCCGGTTGCGGCCGACCAGCCAACCCCTTCGCCGGCGGCGAGGCAAAATGCACCAAGTTCATGCATTTTGCATCAATCGACCCGCGTGAGATCGATCGCGAAATCGACACGGCGGGGAACGCCGTTGCCGAGGTGGAAGCCACCGCGTTCGTCGATCGTGTCGATGCGGTACAGGCCGAAGACCCGGCCGGCGCCGTCGAGCAGGGGATGCGCCTCGCCGACGTCGGCCATGTCGCGCAGCGTTTCGATGCCGCTATAAGCGCCAAGACCCGGCAGCAGCGTGCCGGAGATCGTGATCTTTTCCGCGGCCGGGCCGAGGAACTGCATTGCCGGCCGATCGCCGACGCGCTGTGCTTCGCCGAACGACCATTCCTGACTGCGCGTCACTTCGTTGAACGGAAGGGTCGCCGCCTCGAAAGCGAACATACCGAGCGACATCAGGGCGCTAGTCGTCATTGTAGCTGCCCCCGGCGGCGCTCGCTTGCATATCGGCCAGGGCGCGCAGAACTTCGTCCGCCACAGCGCGCGGATCGCCGGCGCCGCTTATGTTGAAGGTTGCGCTGACAGAGGCGGGGGCAGGACGGCCGCGGTCGCCGGCTCCTTTCGATTGGCCGCCGGACTTGTTCTGATTGTTCGCGCCGCCGCGATCTGCAGGCGTGACCAAGTTAGAGATCCAGGACGTGCGTCGCTCGGCCATGGCGCGAAGGGCGGACGTCGTCCCTCCGCCAATGCTCAGAGACCCGCTCAGACCGCGCGCGATCGCGTCGAAGATCGCCCTGGCCGCCCGGTAGAACTTTTCGGGCTGGATACCGAGCCACTGAAGGATCGAGTCGAACACGGCCTTTATGCCATCGAGAAGCTCCCCCAGCTTCCTGCCGATCCAGCCAACCGCCGCGCCAAAGATGTTCTTGATGTCTTCCCATCGGGCGTGGAGCCAGCGGCCTACGGCCGCGAAGACCTCTTTTATCTCGTCCCAGTAGGTATAGATCGCGTAGGCGAGTGCTGCGATAGCGGCGATCACCGCCACGATCGCGAGCACGACCGGGTTTGCGAGCATCATCAGGCCGGCACGCAAGAACGTCGTGGCCAGGAACAGCACCGCCCTGCCCAACCACTTCAGCACAGATCCGACCCTCTTCAGGACCGGCAACGCGCCGATCAGGGCGAAGCGCATTATCGCGATGGGAACGAGCACGGTCCCGACCGCGAAGGCTATGGCGCCGAGAATGATCAGCAGCCCGCCCAGGATCGCCACGATCTTGACGAGCGTCTCGAACAGGATCGGATTTTCAGCCGCCCAGTTGCTGATCCCTTGGGCGATCGAGGCCAGCCAGCCCATCAGTTCCTTCGCGATCGGCAGCACCACGCGGCCCACGGCATGGCCGAAGGCTTCCGCGTGCGCCTTCAGCTGCTGCCATTGAGTCGCCGCGTCGCCGAGGCGTTCCTGGAATGCCGCCTCGACAGTGCCCTGGGCACGCAGCGCTTCGCTGCGGATTTCGCGGTAGAGATCGAGGTTCTGGACCAGCGGCCGCAGAGCGGCCTGGACTTGGGCGTCCGCGAACAGCTGGCTGAGCTTCGACAGGTCGCCGCCAGTGGCGCGCCTGGTCTGCTCCGTGATGATCTCGATCGGGCTTTTCCCCTGGCGCATGCCCTCGGCCAAGGCCGCCTGCAGGTCGATGCCCATCTTCCTGAAGTTGCGGATCGCGTCCTGGGACGTGATCTTGTTCAGCAGGTTCAGCAGATTGTTGGCGGCGGTCGAGGAATCGCCTGCGCCCTTGCGCGCGATCTGCAGGGCCGCGGCGAGGTCCGCCACGGCCGGCGCGCCGCGCTGCCCGAGCGCGCTCGATGCGGCGGTCAGGGCCGGAAAATACTGGGCCATGTCGCGCAATTCGAAGCTGCCGCGATTGCCCGCGACGGCCATCATGTCGAGCGCCCGGCCGACATCGCCGATCGGCAATTTGAGATTGTCCAGCGATGACCAGACCGCATTCGACACGTCGGCGATCTCCGCGCGGTACGCGGTTGAGGCGCGTGCAATCGCCTCGATCGAGCCGAGCGCCTGATCCGCCGAGGCGCCCATACCCATCAGGACATCGACACCACCGGCCAAGGCAGAGGGCAATTGCGCGAGCCGCGGCCCCATGCGGTCGAACGTGCGGCCGAGTTCCGCGACCTGCTCGCGGGTCATCTCGGCCTTCTGGCCGATGTCGGTCAGCTGCGTTTCGAAATTCGCCGTGACGATGCCGGCGGCGACCAGCGGCGCCAGCATGGCGGCGCCGTAGCCCATCATTCGCTTGCCCGTCTCGCGCAGCTGCTGGCCGCGCTCCCGCGCCGCCTCGAGCTTTTCGAGCCGATCGGCCTGTTCCTTCAGCTCCTTATTCGCCTTGTCGGTCGCGTCCTTCAGCTCGCGCTCCGCGCGCTCGAGATCGGACACGTCGTGGCCGGCGGCGCGTAGCTTCTCGCGAAGCTCCTGCAGTTCCTTTTGCTGGCGATCGTGCGCGCGGGTGAGCTTCTCTTCCTCGCGCTCGGCCTGCTCGAACTTCCGCCGCATCGCATCGGTGGCGGTGCCGGCCTGCGCCATTTCGCGGCGCAGACGCTCGGTTTCGGCGCGCTGCGCCTGCAGCTTCTGTCGCGTCGAATCGAGCCGCTGCTCCATGCCCCGCGCGGACGCGATCTGCGTCTGGCTGCGGCGCAAGCCGTCCAGCTGGGTCCGGAGTTCCTTGATCTTCTTCGACGTGCCGCCGGCGCCGGCGAAGATCCGCTTCAGCGGTCCCGACACCTTGTCGAGCGCGTCGAAGATGATCTGCAGGCGCATCCGGTCATCCGCCACGGATCTAGTCCTCTTGCGCGTTCAGGTGATTGTGAATGCGGACCGCCTCCTCGCGCCACATGACGAGTTCGGCGATACCGAGGCGGTCCAGCGTGTCCGGAGTCCAGCTGAAGAAATAAGCCAGCTCCGCCATTATCGGCTCTACCCTTTCAGGGAGGCCGGCCGATCCGCCTTCTTCAAGAAAAAAAGCGCCAGTTCTCCGCCCATGTGAAGCAGATCGGCGGGGTCGAGCTGGTCGATCTCGTGCGCGGTGAGCGACGGCACGGTCACACGCGGAAGCGCCTTGCGGACCTGGTCGACGTCCTGGTCGATCAGCTCGCGCAGATTGAGGCCCCGAAGCTCGCCGGCTTGCGGCTTGCGGATCCGCACCTTTTCGATCTTCTCCGTACCGCGTTCGACGGGGACGTCGAGCGTGATTTCTTCGGAGAGCTGCGGGCCGTCTTTTCTGGTTTCCATGTTCTGCCTTTCAGAACCGCCCGCGCGGGCGGCGTGCTGCGTTAGATGTCGATGGTGAAGCCGAAGCCGTTGCCGCCGACGCCGATTCTGCCGAGGCCCGGAATGGAGACGCCGCCGGAGACGCCGCCGAGCAGACCGCCGGAGCCGCCGGACGGCGTCGCGCCGGTCGCGCCGATGATCTCCCGGATCTCGGCCGTACGATCGACGCCGCCGACCACGTACAGGCCGGTCAGCATGTCGATCTCCATTTCGACCGTGCCGGCCACCGTCCACTTCAGGTAACTGAGTGTGGACTTGACCTTCCATTCGGTATCGTCGCCCGCCTTCACGTTGCCGGTGTCCATTTCCATGTGACGGCCGCGCACCAGCATCTCGGCCGCGGTGACGCCGCCGGTCTGGTCGCTCTGATAGGCGCCGACGAAGCGCAGCTGGACGCCATCGACCCGGACCATCCCCATTTGACGCATGACGCCGACGACGAGGCCGCCGTACGTCGCCTCCATCTCCAGCTTTTCCAGGCCAAGGTCGTAATCGACCTCGCCCAGCCCGCCGGCGCCGCGATAGGCTTCGCCCTTTACGGCGATCTTGGGCGGCGTGAGCGCGCTGCAGACGCCCAGATAAGACTGCGCGTCATTGAAGAGGTTGAAGTTCTTGAGCTTGCTCGGGAGCATGGCGGCAGCCTTTCAGGTCGGTTCGGTCAGGGCGGAATCAGTCGCGGGTCACCGGGAAGGGGAGATGCCGGCGTAGAAGCGGTCGGTGATCCGCTGGTTGAGGATGATGTTCTCGGCCGGGGCGCACGGCGTGTAATCGTAGTCGATCGTCACGCGGCCCGCGGCGAGACTGGCAGCATCGTTCTGCGACCCGTCGAACCAGGCGCTCGCGCCGACCAGCCGGCCGGTCGAGGCGAGCAGCCGGAAGTTCGCGTTGATCGATTCCAGGATGTCGCGGATCAGGCCGGGAGTGACCGGCTTGTCCACCGCCCACATCAGGCCCGCGGCGATCGTGTCCTGCAGGACCTGGCCGGTGCGGACCGCGCTTTCGAATTCGAACTTCGGTTCGTCCGAGCAGGTGCGGTTGCCCCAGAAGCGATAGCCGCTCTTCCGGACGATCGTGGTGACGTTGGCGGCGTTCAGGACGCCAGCGTCGTTATCGGCGCTCTGCAGATCGAAATGCCGATCGAACAGCAGACCGGTCGCGCCGGCGACGGCGACGTTGCTGAGCGTTTTGTGGAAGCCCGTCTCCTGGTCGATCCTGGCGCGCGTGCCGAGCGCGGTCGCGATCTGCTCCCCGGCGAAGCCGGTAAAGTCATTGTCGATCAGCATCAGCTCGCGCGCCGAGAATTCGGCGCGGTAGAGTACGGCCTCGGCAACGCTGTCGGCGCCGCCGGCGATGCAGCTGGCATAGGCCATGCCGCGCAGCTGGCGGGCGACGGTGGCAAGCGCCTCGGCCACTTCCTGGGTATCGAGGCCGGGGGCGCCGATGATGCGCGGGCGGACGCCCAGCTGGGCTTCGGCCGCGAGCAATGCCTGCAGGCCGGTGAAGTTACCGCCGGCCGTGCCGCCGATCACGTTGATCGCGGTCGCTTCCTCGACCGTCACGCCTTCGGACGCGACACCCGGGGCGACGCGCACCACGACCAGGATGGGCGAGCATTGCTGCGCGATCGTGGTCAGCACCTTGGCCAGAGTGCCGGCGGTCCCGGCCTCGCCGATCGCGGCGCGCACATCGGTGATCAGCACCGGCTTGTCGAGCGGGAACACCTCCGCGTCGGCATCGGCCGCGGTCGCGACCAGGCCGATGACGGCGGTCGCGATCGGCGCCATCGGGCGCGCGCCGGTGGTGATCTCGTTGATGGTGATGCCGTGAGCCATGGCGAGTTCCTTAAGCGGTGGGCGCGCCGACCAGGCGCAGCGGGAGGGAAAGGCGGGCGATGGAATTCGGGCCGGGGACGTCGGTGCGCCGTCCCTGCAGCGACAGGGTCACCTCGCCGGGGACGGCGCCGGGGGCGATATCGACGCGATCGAGCTTCAGCCGAGGTTCCCAACGGGCGAGGGCGACGGCCGTCGCCGCGTGCATCAGCAGGCGGGTTGCCGCGTTGAACGGGGCGTCGATCAGTTCGAACAGCAGCGAGCCGTAATCGCGGCGCATGACGCGCGAGCCGATCGGCGTCGTCAGGATGTCGCCGATCGATTGGGCGAGGTGTGCCTCGCCGGCGAGCGGCGCGCCGGTTTCGCGGTCCATGCCGTTCATGCCAGCAGACTCAGCAGCCCGAGGATGGCCGCGGCGCCGGCGGCGACCGCCGCGATGACGAGCAGCACGAGGCCGGTCATGGCGCGCGCGCCGTGCTGGTCGAGCGACGCCCGATCGGGGATGGTGAAGATGCAGACCATGGCAGCGACGAAGGCCACGACTGCAGTCATGCTGAGGCCGGGAATCATTGCGGCACCCCCGTGACTCCGCCGCCCGCTTGAACGCCGATATGCTTGTGGGTTTTCAGGCTGATCGCGCCGGCCTTCACGTCGCCGGTCGCCTCGGCGCTGCCCTGGATGGAGACGTCGCCCTCGATCGAGACCGGCCCCTTGATCGTGACGCCGGCGCTTGCCTCGATCTCCACGCCGCCGGCGGCCAGGATGCGCAGCTTGCCGCCTTCAGGCAGCAGTAGCTCCATCTCGCCTGCCTCGGGATCGTAGGCGGCGATCGCGCCGTCGGAGAAGATCATCAACTCGCGCAGAGAATTGCCTGCAGGCGGATTGGCTTCGGACGCGATCGCGCCGAAACAGAAAGCGGCCGCGAGATCACCGTGCGGCGCGACCAGGACAACCTGCTCGCCTGCGGACGGCGGCGACCAGATGCGCGTCGCGCCGGCGCGGCCGCTCGACCAGCGGATCCAGCTGGTCTCGACGTCGCCCATCTTCACGCGCACCAGACCACGCGCCAGATCGACCTCGGCGATGGTGCCGAGGTTGATCAGGTCGCCCATGTCGCCTTCGAAAATGTCAGGTGCACCGCGCATCGCGCAGCATGGTGGCGAAAGCGGACGCGCGATGCGCGCCCGCTATGTTGTAGAAACCGCGTCTACAACAATCGTCAGCCGTCGTTGGCCGCCTGCGGTTCCAGCGCGGCCACGTTTGTGATGATAAGCTCGCCGGCACTCCGGGCTTTGCTGCCGCCGCCGACGGTGTAGGTGGTCCGCGCCTCAATCTGGTGAAAGGCACCGAAGATCTCGCGGATCTGCGGGACATCGTTGATCGAGACGATGAAGCGGCCTTTGATTCTGGTCAGCGCCGCCGCGATCGCGGCGAAGTCGTCGGGTGAGAAGACATCGTTGCCATAATCATCTTCGCAGCCCCAATACGGCGGGTCGAAGTAGAACAGCGTCTCCGGTCGATCGTAGCGCGGAATGAATGCGGACCAGCTGAGCTGCTCGATCGTGACGCCGGCAAGGCGCTCGTGAATGTCTGCCAGCATCGGCTCGAGCGTCGTGACGTTGAAGCGAGCGCTCTGCCCGGGGCTGACGCCGAAGGTCCGGCCCGACACCTGGCCGCCGAAGCCAAGCTTCTGCAGATAAAGGAAGCGGGCGGCCCGCTGCAGGTCGGTGAGGCGTTCGCCCGGGATCGCGATAAGACGCTGGAATTCGGCGCGGCTCGCGACGCGAAAACGCAGCATGTCGATCAGGTAGGCATAATGCTCTTGCAGCACGCGAAACAGCGTCGCGACGTCGCCAGAGATGTCGTTGATCACCTCGACTTTCGGACGTCGGCGGCGACGAAAGAAGATGCCGCCCATGCCGACGCAAGGCTCGGCGTAGAGACCGTGCGGGATCCGGTCGATCATGGCGACGAGGCGACGAGATAGGTTACGCTTGCCGCCGATATAGCCGGCGGCGGGTTGAACGGGGGTGACGGGCGACAGAAGGGCAGTAGACTCCATTGTAAATGCTCTATTTATGGCCCCGCCGGTGCGCCCGGTGGGGAGACTTAGCGCGGCCCGGGCCGCGCGAGGTGCGGGTGCCAGCCCGCGGCTAGAGCTGTCGACGCAGCTCTGCCCTCCCCGATCTCCTCGGGGTGGATCCCAAATTCAGTTAAACGCCGCTCGGCTAGAGATTCCCGCCGTAGCCATCGGTCAGCGTGCCGGTGCCGGCCAGCTGCTTGCGGATCGGGCCGTCATGCCGGAACTCGGCCGCGACGATCTTCGCCGCGCCCTCCAGGTAGAAGGTCTTGCCGTACGGCCGCGCCCAGCCCGCGCAGTCGATCAAGAACAACTCGGTCGGATCGGCGGGCGCGAATGCGGCGTGGCCGGCGGCGAGATAGGCGGCGGAGTAAACCTCGGCCGACGGCACGACCTGCTTGGGATCGTGCGTGTCGACGCCGATCAGCAGGCCCTTCGACCCGCCGACGAAGGCCACGACCGCGCCGTTGGACGCGCCGCCGCGGGAATCGCCGATCGTGCTCCAGGCGCGGTCGTGTTCGGTGAAGGCATTGGCGCTGCTGTTCACCGCTGGCTTATGCCGGAAATAGGGGTTCGGCCCGTGATGCAGGCTCAAATGCCACCAGATCAAAGTATGCTGCCAGCTGCCCTCCAGCGGCGAGTTGCTATTCGTCGAGGTGTAGAGGCTGTGCGGGTTCGGGCCGTCGAGCCAGCTGTGGCCGTCCTTGCTGTTCCAGACCACCCAGCGCCGAACCGACTGCATGCCGAACGCATTGCCGCTCGAGCCGTAGGATTCGATATCCTCGAACACCAGTTCGTTGTCGTGCTCGACGTTCGGCTGTGACGGACCGAGCGCGTAGACTGCCGGCCGCGCAAAGAGCGGCGTTTGCGTCACGACGCCCGCGTTGGTGATGATTCGGAAGTTCGATATCTTGACCCGGCTGCCCTCACCGAGGGCCAGCGCGAATGCGCCGCTCAGTTCGACATAGGCGTAGTTGATGCCGGGATCCGGTTCGGCGCCGCTGGCCAGCTTCACGTACAGGGCGTTGGCGGCCGAAGTGTGGAAGGCGGAGGTGCGCCCGGCCATGGCGGTCACGACAGCATCGTCGTCGGCGAACGGCCCGGCGAGCCACTCGCCGAAGATCGGCATGCCGTTCTCGTCGTTGATCGACAGATCGCAGACGATGTTGGTGTTGCGCGCGCCGACACTGATCGCGCCGGCCGTGCTTTTGTAGACGCCGCCGCCGAGATGCTGCCAGGCGAACATCGCCTTGGAGAAATTGTTGCGGACCTGCGGCATCAGCACCGGCCTGGTCGCGCCAACGCCGTGGATATGGACCTTCTTCCCGGCCGCGATCGTGTGCGTACCCAACGACCAGCCGGCGGAATTGCCGCCGATGAAACTTGTCGTGCGGACGCGGACATCCCAGACTTTGGCGAGGTCCGGATCCGCGTTCAGAACCGCGATCGCCTTTTCGACCGTTCTGTAGGGTGCGACCAGGGAGCCGGTGCCGGTCGTGTCATTCCCGGTGATATTGTGGACGTTGATGATTGTCGCCGCGACGCCCTGCAGCAGCGGGTCCCGCACCCTGGCCATATTGACCGCGACGTAGGACAGGCCATCGTCAGGGCAGGTGATATGGATGCCGGCTATCCGCCAATCGTCTCGCGTCGTGTAGTCGTCGCGCCGCATGGTGTAGCGGCGCATGCCGTTGTCGAAGAACTTGACCCCGTAATCGTTGCGATAGCTGATGCCGACATAGTCGTCGGGGTTGATCCAGCCGATCCGCCGGCGCCGCTGCCCGAGCATGGCGGTCTGCAGATAGGTGGAGGCTAGAAGCGCGGACGCTTCGATGAGCGCGCTTAATTGAGCCTGCCTGGTCTCTTCGGCCTGGACCAGGACAACGGTCTCCTCGCCCGCGAAAGCGGTGGCGTGGGGCAGTTCGGTGATCTTAGCCATCGGCGCGGGTCCAGACCTGATCGATGCCGACGTCGAGCGCGGCCAATTCTTCCGCCGGCATGTCGGCGATCGCCGCCTCGAGCGCGGCCGCGCGGGCGCGCACGGTGTCGATCGCGCGGCCGCGATCGAGCGCCGGCGCGACGTCGATCGTGGTCGCGCCCTCGAGCGCGATCTGGATCGCGGCCCGGGCGATGTCGGCATTGTCGTCGGCGCGCTGCGCCAGATCGGCGATGGCGTTGCTCCGCCGGCGGGCCTCGATGCGGACCAGGCCGACCGCCTGGGCACGCCGTGCTTCGATTGAGCTGGACGGCCATCGAAGGGCAGGGCGGCCCTTGTCGCCGGCAACGATCTCCGCGCCCTGTGCCTGCCCGTCCAGCAGCTCGGCGTGGCGCGCAATCGTGATCGCGACGGCGCGGGCGGGGATCGGCTGCATGCCGCGCTCGAGGAAGCCGCGCGTGGCGGGATCGAAGTAGATTTTGCGGGCGGCCATGCTCAATTCCCTACGGCGATGAAGGAGCCGCCCAGGCTGGCCGGGCAGCTGTTGTTGACGCTGAAGCCGGCCGTCGTGATGGTGCTGGTCAGAACCTCGACCGAATTGTTGTCGATCGAGGCCGACTGGCCACCGCCGCCGGTGACGGCGAAGCAGGCGTTCGGAAAGCTGGTCGGGAAGCTGACCGCGGTGTTGGTGTTCGACGCGGCCGTGAAGCGGCCCCACTGGAACATCGTGCCGTCATAGAGGCGCGCCCAGCCATTCTGCGCCAGGCTGCGCGCTGCGGTCGCGAACGCCGCGGGGGTCAACGCCTTGCCGGCTTCGGTGCCGGCGAGCAGTTCGGCCGTGTTCGCGGCGGTGACGGTCAGCGTCCGATTGGCGCTGAGATCGCCACCGCCGGTCACCAGACCCCCGCCCAGGATCGTACGGACCTTGTCGGCCTTGGCGGCGAGCGACGTGGTGACGCCGGCGAGCAGAGCGGCGAGGCGGGCCGCCAGCTTCAGTGGCGTGATGAAGCGCGTGTCGTCTACGCCGGCATCCGTCTCCTCCTGTGTCGCGATTTCCGCGACGCCCTTCACCGTTTCGCTGGCCGGCGGATAGTTGAATGAGGAATCGCCGAAGGTGATCTCGCTGACCAGCTGCGGCAGCATCAGGATATCGAGCGACAGCAACATCGTCGCCTTGGCGCTTTTCTGGACGATGGGATCATTCTGGCCGTAGACGGCGAACAGAGTCCCGTCGGCCAGGAAGAGGCCGAAGCCGCGCACCGTGTAGCTGTCGCTGCTCGCGTCGGTGCAGGTCAGGTGAATCGTGTCGGCGCCGGCGACCATGCCGGACAGATTGTCGATCCGCTTCACCTCGGCCGGGATGGCGGTCAGCGTGGGGGCCATGACGAAGGTCGAGGCGGTGATGCCGATCTCCGCCACGTTGAGATCGATCTCGGGTTCGAGCTGCGCCTCGAGGAACTTTTCCCAGCCCAGATTCGTGATGAGAAGCGGGAGTGCTGTCATCACTCGGTCTCCAGCAGGATGTTTTCAGGCCCGCTGATCGGCTCGCCATATTCAGTCTGAAAATAGGCGAGCCACATCGGGTCGGTGTCCTCGGCCGCGACGGCGTCCAGGCGATCGAACAGGGCAATCTGGGCGCCGACCGCGGCGCCGATGAAGCCGCTGACGCGCATGCGCTGAACCATCCGCATGTGCTCGCGCAGCGGCTTCACACGGTAGATGTCGCGGATGATGCGCTCGGCGAAGTCGGCCGTCGCGCGCTCGCCGCCAGGCGCGACCCCTTCGCCAGTCACCAGCTCGAGCACGACATCGAAGGTGTGGGGGTCACCCGGCGGGCTGGTCTCGTGCCATTCGACGATCGAGAGCAGAGCGTCGAAGCGGGCGAGCACGGCATCGACAACGGCGGGTGTGCCCTTCAGCCGGTGTTCGGCGAGGGACGCGGCGACGGCCGCGCGCTTCGTCGCCTCGCTCCAGCCGGGCTGCCAGACATCGACGCTGAAGCCCCAGGCGAGCCAGGGCAGCAACTCGGCCGGGCAGGTGGCGGGGTCCCACAGCGGCGCGAGTGGCGCCGGCACCGCGCCGACGCGGTCCAGGAGCGATGCGACAGCGCGCTCGACCTTGGTGCTGCCGGGCGGGAGCAGACGTTCAGTTGCCATAGCCGCCATGCTCGATCGCGACCGCGGTGCAGCGCGCCGCCTGGGTGGCGCCGCAGACCACGTCGGCTGGCGGGGAGACCATGACCACCTTCTGCACGCCAGGCACCGTCAGAGCGGCGTGCAGGCTCGAAATAGGGATGTCGCGGCCGAGGCGACGACTGTCGGCCAGAAACGCCTGCAGGCTGGCTTCAGCGGCGCTCAGCACCAGGTCGTGATCCGGGCCGCTGAAGGTGTGAACAATGGCCGCGACCTCGAACTCGACAAGCTCGGCCGCCTGGACGGTGACGGCGTCGCCGAGCGGTCGCACCGGGCGGCCGTTGACGATCGCCTCCACGGCGGCGATCACCTCGGGGGAAGGGGTGCCGTCGCCTTCGGTGCTCAGGATCGTGATCAGCACCTCGCCGGGCAGCGGCGACGTCGCGCTCGCATCGGCGACGCGGCCATCGGCCGAACGGGCGTGGAAGACGTAGGCCAGTTCCGGCCCGGCGACCGACCAGCTTTCCGGCGCAAGCACGATCCGGCGCCGCAAGCTGCCGTCATCCTCCATGACGGGAGCGATGCCATCGCCGGGATTGCCGGGATCGACCACCAGGCGCTCGACGCTCAGCAGAGCGGCGAGGTGATCGAGATTGCTGCCCGTGGCATAGGCCACGAGCAGCTGCTGGGCGCGATCGTTGAACTGCTGCCGCAGCATGAGTTCGCGATAGGCGGCGACCTGCAGCAGCTTTACGACGGGATCGGATTCGACATTGGCGTCGAAGATCGGAAGCCGCTCCTGCAGGTCCGCGATATAGGCCGAGAAGATCGTCTCGTAATCCAGCAATTCGACGATCGCCGGCGCAGGAAGGCGCGACAAATCGACGGCGGTAGAGCTGGCGGCGAGATCGGTCATGGCGGCAGACCGGTTTCGGCGGAGGGGCGCGCAGCGGCTAGGCGGTGACTGTTGTAGAGGCGGCGTCTACAACAGGGGCGCCGGGACCGCGGGGAGGGGCATTGGATGCAGATTCAACGGATCACCGAAGGGGTCAGCTTCAACGACGACGACGCGGTTGCGAAGGCGATGCGCGAGATGCGCCGGGTACCGGAGCACGAACTTCACTTCTACCTGGTCCAGCGCGACACGCTGAATTCGACCTCGCATCAGACCCGGCAGGCAATCGCGTTCGCCCAGGCAGAGTTCGATCGCCGCACGACGGCCCGGGCGCGAAAGCATGCTTATGCCACGACCGTGCTATCCAGCGCCCTGGCGCTCGCCGGCGTGGTCCTGGGCGCCTTCCTGGCCTGGTTATTCAGGCAGCCGCCAATCTAGCGCAGGTCACTTCCCCCGGACCATGTCGAGCGCGATCGTGCGGATCGCGTCCATGTCGGCGTCGGTCATCCCCAGCACCTGCCGGCGCGGATAGGTATATTCCGGGCCGGTGCCATCGGCGTTGACCTTGCCGCGAAGACCGAGCTGGTGAGGGCGGGCAATGCGTTCGGCGCCGCCGGCGAAGCTGATCGAGAGCCGGTCCTGATCGACCTGCTTGCGCAGGAAGCGCGCCATTCGCAGCCGCCGAAACATCGGTCCGCTCTTCGGCTGGCCGGTCCGGCGCGGCTTGCCCTTTTTGCGCGGCACGAAGGCGCTGCCGTCCGGGTTTTGCTGCGCGGCGATGCGGCGCCCCGTCGAGGTGCCCAATGCCCCGCCCATACGCCGGAGCGCGCGCATGCGCTCGCCGGGGGTGAGGTTCTGCACCATCTGCGCAAGCCAGCGCTCGAGTTCGCGCAGATCCTCAGCCATCAACCAAGGTCACGGGGATGCCGTCCGGCCCGATCGCGACGCCGGCGACGATCGCATCGACGATCGCCTGTTCGCTGATGGCAGGTTCGCGCGGATAGGAGAGGGCGAGGCCGCCGCCTTGCCCGGGTGCCACCATCACCGCTTCCGAGAGGCGGAGTTCCACCTGCCAATCGACCGTCTTTTCGTCGATGATATCGACGTCGAAACGGAAAGCCTCGTTGCCCTTGGCATGGTTGAGCAGCAGATCCGGCTGATGGACGTGCAACCATTGCACGATCACCAGCGCGACCTCGTCGGGCCGATCGGAAGGAAAGTCGGTAAGGGTCAGGGACAGGCGGTAGCGCCATTCGTAGGACGGCGGATCGCCGGCGCGGACGGCGAGCGTCCCCTGGTCGATCCACATCAGAAGCGCCTCGGGATCGCGCGCGAGGATCTTCGCGCCCTCCCCGTCGCGGATAGCCTCGACCAAGGCCGCCCGAAGGCTGTCGGGCTTCTTCACTCGGGCGCGCTTTCGCAGGGCGCATAGCCATGGAACACGCCGAGCCAGCACAGCTTGCGATTGGCGCGATCGAGCGCGGCGACCAGGCTGCGGATGAATTCGGCCGTGTCGGCGTCGGTTACGCATCGACGCGAAGGATCCTCGGCGCAGGCGACGGACGCCGCCGGGACCAACGGCGTCCCCTCGGGCGCGACGCGCGAACGTTCGGGATGGCTGACCGCCGGGTTGATCCGCGGCTTATCGGCCGCGCAACTCGTCAAGGACGCCGCCGACAGCAGGGCCAGCAGGGCGGCGCACCGCGTCAGGATGGTCTTTGACCGCATTGTCGATCCTTTCCTTCAGTCGCTCATCGCGCCGGCGGGCCAGCAGTTCGGCCGAGGCGTTGGCCGCGTCGGCCGCGGCGCGCGCGCCGGCGACGGCAATCGCTTCGGCGAGTGACTGGCGAAGCTCATGATCGGCGACGACGCGCCGATCGTGGGCGCCGATCGCGCACCGGGCCAGGCCGAGCAGGGCGGCGGCGACCAGCAGCGCGCCGGCGGCGATCACCAGCGGCCGCGCCAGGCGGGCGCTGACGCCACGGGCGATCAGCCAGGCTGCAGCCGTGGCGATCATTGCCTCGCCTCGATCTCGGCGGAGCCGCTACCGTCGGCGTTCGCCTCGAAGCGGACGCCGGCGGCTCCGACGTCGGCGCGGAAGTTGCGCAGACCGACGACGATCGCGAAGCTCAACGGCGTGATGGCCAGCACGACCAGGACGCCGAAGGCGAAATAGGCGAGGGGCCAGACTTCGCTCGTCATAGCGGCCAGTTCGGCAAGGCGATCGAGCGCGTTGTAGGCGAGGAACCACGCGCCGGCACCCGCAATGGCAAGCATGACCAGGGCGAAGGCGATGCGCCATTCGAGCGGTGTCCAGTTCTTGAAATTCACCGGCTTAGCTCCCGTTCTTCATCATCAGGGAGAGACGGCGCGCCCGATCGCCGACCTGCCGCGCCCACAAGCTGGCCAGCATGTTCGACGCGGCCGCGCTGTAACTGCCGGCTTCGACCAGGCGCAGCGTGTTGTTGAATTTCAGCAGGCCGGCGGTACCGAGGTTGAACCACATGTTCAGCAGCACGCGCTGGCGGGTGTCATTCAGCCGTCGCCACCAGGGCAAATGCTGGTCGAGCGCGCGCTCGCCTTTCTCCACTTCCCGCGCCTTCAGCCAGAAAGCCTGCTCGCGCGTGATGCCGGTGCGGATCACCTGCAGCTGCGTTTTGCCGAGGTGCCGCTCTTCCTCGGCCGTCAGGGGATTGTCATCGAGGTTGCGGCCGATGCCGATCGTCAGCTTGTTGGCGGTGCAGCGATAGACCTGCAGGCGCAGGCCCTCGTCGCGGATCAGTTCGGCGTAGAGCTTCTCCCGATCGTAGGTGTCGTTCGCCGCCGCCGGCGGCGTTTCCGGCGCGGGCGCGAGGCCGATACGATCGCAAAAGCCGTCCAGCGCCGAGATCCGCGCCGGCGTGAAGCTGTCTCGATCGAGCCAGGGCCGGATCAACGCGAAGAGGGACGAACGGTCGGTCATGACGGCAGCACTCCGGGCAGGGTGTCGAGCTGCGCGAGCAGCTGATCGAGATCGGGGTCATCGGGGCAATCGAAACAGCGGCGCAGCGCGGCGCCGACGCCGGCGTTCGCGGCGGGCAGCTGCACGATCTTCACGGCGCGCACGCGCTGGCACGCGCCGAGCAGCCGATCGGCGGCACGGCCCAGGCTGTCAGCCGCGGGGGGCATCGTCGCCTCCCGGCAGGTTCGGTTGCCCGGTGATGCGCATGGTGAGCGCGGTCAGGGCGGACGCGAGGGTGTTGCGCGACACCGATTCCAGATTGCGGCTGTCGCGATCAAGCTTCTCACGCTCCAGCCGATCCTGACGATCGCGCTCCTCCCGCCGCAGCAGGATCCAGATCGTCACGCCCAGGGGGCCGAGCGGGGCCAGCGTCTGCAGGATCAACGGGTCCATGCGATCAATCCCAGAGCTGAAGAAGCGGGACCGCGGCGGGCGCGGCCGTTGCGACCGTGGGAATCAGGACGATGGTCCCTTCGGGCAGGAAGGGGCCGAGTTCGGCCAGGCCCGGATTGGCGAGCAACACCGGCTCGACCGCGCTGCGGCCGACCGTGCGCCACAGCAGCTCATCGAGCGGCTCGCCGGCGTGCGCGGTGACTCGGATCATATCAGCTCGACCGACGTGCGGGTCCTGCCGAGCAGGTCCCGGACTGCGTGAATGCCGTTTCGGCGGTGCTCGGCCGCGGTAATGGTGCGGACGTCGTCACGATCGCGGCTGTCGGCCGTCGCGGAGATCTCGCCATGCGTTTCGGCCAGGTCGGCCGCGGCGAAGGCGAAAACGGCGCGCGCGTAGAGCAGCTCGCCGGCGTTCTGGCCGTCGACTTCCTCAGCATCGATCGCGGCCAGCGTCGCGGCGCCGGCGGCGACGTGGCCGGCTTTCCAGCTGCGCAGCTCGCGCCGAACGGTCAGCATGCCGCCGCGCAGCGCATCCCGAACGCGGGTTGCGGTCACCACTTCAGGAACGCGCATCGCATCGCGAAACGCGGTGATCGAGAGACCAGGGTAGAAGGCGTCGCCCGCGACCAGGTCGGCCGCGACCGTTTCCGGCTGATCCGGATCGACGACGGCCGAAGGTGGCGCGGACACGAAGCCGGACATGGTCGGCCAAGCCTTTCCTGGTCAAATGCAGGGAGTGGGGAGAAGTCCCGGGCAAGTGGGCATGACACCCGTTGTCCGTGCTTTCTCCGCTCCCTGGCGCCGGGGCGCAGCTGGTGACGGCCGATCGGCCGTGAAGGGTCAGGCGACGCGATAGGAGCGCGGCGTGCCCGGAATCAGATGGTCGTGGTGCCGGCGCTGCAGCCAGAGCATCCCCGGCGCGAAGAACCACGGCGTGCCGATCGCGGCGGCGGCGACGGCGATGAGAGGCAGAATGTAGAACAGGGCGGCGGTCATGCTCGATTCCTTCGCTTGGCTGGTGCCTTCACTTCCACGGCCTCCGGCGGGGCCTGCTCCGGGGCGGGTTCTGCCGCAGCCGTAGCCGCGTCGATCTGCCCGGGATTTTCGGGGACACCCGAAACCTGATTCCCGGCGTCCGGACCAGGCGTCCCCTCCGGATCCCCCGACCCATGCTTCGGCCCGGCCGGAGCGGAGTCTTGGTCGGCCGCCGCCGCGAACTGGGCAACGGCGCGCTCGAGGCGTTCGACCTGCTTCTTGACGCCGCTGCGGGCGTCCAGCTCATAGGCGCGGCGCAGCCTGGCCAGGGCGGCCTCGGCCGCGGCGCGCTTGCCGCCGGCGGGTCCGCCCGTGGTTTCGCCTTCAGCCGGCTCATCCTCGGCCTGCTGTGCGAGCAAGAGGCCGATCGCCTTTGCGAGCTTGGCGCGGATTTCGTCGTGCATGTCCGCGTGGTCGGTTGCCTCCTCGGCCTCAAGCAGCAGCTCGCGGTCGAAGGTCTCGCCGCAGCCGATCGCCTTCAGCGCGGAATCGGCGACGGATTCGAGGACGAACGCCTCGACGCCGCGATCGAACCGATCCGGCATCGGCAGGGCGTAGCGGATCATGTGACGGGCGAGATGGAGCGCCGACGCGTAGGAGCCGACGTCGATCGACCAGATCATCACCTGTGTGACGATATCGTCGGGACCGGCCTTGCCCGATTCCTCTGCCGCGCGCAGCGCGCCCTCGACCCAGGGAAAATATTTGGGCGCGAGTTCGCGCTTCAGCTCGATCTTCTTCTCGATCGACTGGATGTCCTTCAGGCGGCGCAGGTCCTCGCCCAGCTGCGCGCGCAGCAGCTCGTACTCCGTGGCCTCCGGGCCCGGAGTGGGGCGCTGCTCAGGCGGCAGCGTCCCGATCGCCGCGGCAGCGGCGGCGAGCATCAGGGAACGATGGCGGCGGGCGAGGCTCATGGTGCGGTCTGCTCCTATCGCGTGAGGTTAAGGGGCGGGCCGCGCCGGCGCCTTGCCGATCACGATGTTCTCGACGAATGCGCAGCGGCCATATTCCTCGACCACATAGCATTCGTTGACGCTCTCGTAGTTGGCGATCTGGTCGAGCTCCGGCTCGTCCTTCACCATCTTGCGACGCGTCCCCTCCTGGAAATAGATGGAGAGGTTATCGAGGCTGGTGATCAGCAGCGCATTCGGCGGGAAGAACGGAACGCGGACCGCCGGCTTGCCGCCGATCTGCTTCGCCGACTGCAGGATGCGGTCGCGCGCCTCGACTTCCGATGCGGTGTTCGCGGCCTTGTTGATGATCGGGAAATACTTGTCATCGACAAGATCGCGGCCGACGATCACGACCAGGTCGGTATCGTCGCGGTGCCATTCGTCCAGCAGATTGACGGCGTCATAGGCCAGCGCGTCGAGATTGACATAGTCCGCCTCGGCCGTGGTGGAATTCGCGCCCGAGAACAGCGTCCCCTCGGCGACATAGATCGCCTTCAGGCCGGGATTGTTCGTACCGTTGTTGTAGACGGTCAGGGCGCCGTCCTGCAGATGGCGCGCCGGCGCGAAGGTGCGGATCTTAAAGAGCCAGCCCTTGTTGACGTCCTGCAGCAGCGGATTGGCGACCGGATCGGTGGTGGCGGCGACCGAAATGCCATTCCAGCCGATCATGATCCGGTCGCGGCCCTGCTGCGCCAGGATCGCCGAGCTGATCAGCTGCGGGAATTCCGGCTTGTGACGCCAGGCGTCGAGCTTTGCATAGCGCAGGGCATGATCCATGTTGGTCTGCTCGCAGCGGTAGCGGCCGAGATCCCCGGTGTCGGTCGGATCGGTAGGAGTGCGGCGCGTGCCGCCGGCGGTGTTGGTCCGGCCCGCGATCGGGCGGGTGACCGAGATGCCGACCTTGTCGCCTTCCTGCTGGACGACGCCGAAGATGTTGATGCTGCCGAGGAACTCGCTCGACTGCTGCATCCGCTCCTCGAGCTTCTGCTCGACGCTGGGCGCGACCGTGAACTTGGTCGTGACGACTTCACCCGCCTCGACGTCGTTGAGCGCGGCCACCTGGCCGACGTAATTGTTGAAGGCGATACGGGTTTCGCGGAGCATCGTGCTTGGTTCCTGTCAGCGTTCGGATGGGCGAGGGCGGGCGATCAGCAGTCGATCGTGGCGAACTTCGACGCGCCGCCGCCGGTCCCCGGCGGGCGCCGGTCTTTCGAGCCGTCGGTGCCTTCGACCGCGAGCTTCAGCGCGTCATGCTCGCCGCGAAGCTTGGCGATATCGCCCTTCGTCTCGGTGCCGAGGGCGCCGATCGCAGAGGTCAGCTTGTCGAAGCCTTCGGTGAAGCGGGCGGTGAGCGCGGACAGATCGACCGTAGCGGCATCCTGCTTGAGCTCCGGTGGCGCCGGCGGCTTCGGTTTTTCCCCTTCCCGGGAAAAAAAGGCGCGAGCCGATTCCATCAGCGCGGCGAAGCCGGTCTTGTCGTCGGCCGGGTCCTCGAGCTCGATCGCCGCTTCGACCGCTTCGGAGAAGTGGTTGGCGGCGTCCTTCTTGCGCGCGTTGAAGGGATTGCGCTCGCCAAGAGTGGCGGCGAAGGTCAGCATCTCGGTGCCGAGGCTGGCCGGGTTGTCGGTGATCGCGAGGCCGACCAGGCCAGCCTTGCCGGTGTTGGCGAAGTTCGGCGCGATCTCGACCGAGGTGAAGAGCTTCTGGCCCTTCCCGGTCGTTGCGACCAGCTGATCGTTCGGCTCGAGCTGGGCGAGCAGCGCCAGCTTCTTCACTGGCTTGCCGTCCAGCTGGATCGTGACCTCTTCGGCCTTCAGGGCATGGACCGAGCCATAAGCGTTGAAGGGAGGTTCGGGCGAGAAGCCGGCCAGGTGCTCGCAATTGATCCGCGCGGTGTAGGTGTCCCGGTTGTAGCCGGCGGCCATCTGCTCGATCCAGGCGCGATCGATGGTGCGGCCATCGACAGTGCCGCCTTCAAGGGCGACGCGGAAGAATTTGCTGAGCTTCAAGACGCGCTCCGGAGCTGAGTTTCGTGGTGGCGACGCCCCGGCCAGGGGGAAGGAACCAGGGCGCCGCCGATACGCGCATAAGAGCCGGATTTGAGGCCGCTCGCTCAAGCGAGGGCTGTTGTAGAGGCGGCGTCTACAACAGCCGCCACAGGCCGCGGCGGCGGCGTCGGGGTTAGCGTGCGCGCTGACCTGTCCTCGCCGGAACGCTGCATGCTGCTCCATCCGATCGATCGCCCCGAAGCACGGGATCTGCGCCGCTGGGCGCGGAGCCTGTACTGGCGCGGGTGGGGCGTCACCCAGGCGGTTGAGGAGATCAACCGCGTCGGCGAGGTGTTTCCGGACTGGCGGCCGCTGAAGCGATCGACGGTCGAATCCTGGAAGCAGCGCGACAAGTGGGACGAGGAAGCGCCGATCCGCGCGGCCGAGGAATGCCTGATCGTGCGCTTCCAGCAGCTGGTCGCGAAGGAATCGAAGACCGGGGGCGACTTCAAGGAGATCGACCTGCTCGGCCGCCAGATCGAGCGGATGGAGCGGTGCCGCAAATATCGCCAGACCGGCAACGAGGCGGATCTCAATCCGAACGTGGAGCGGCGCAATGCCGGGCCGAAAAAGCCGAAGCGCCCGAACCTGATCGACGCCGAGATGGCGGCGCAGCTGATCGAGGCATTCGAAGACGAATGTTTCGAGTACCAGCTGACCTGGTGGGAGGCGCGCAATCAGCGCACCCGCTTCATCCTGAAGAGCCGGCAGATCGGCGCGACCTGGTATTTCGCGCGCGAGGCGCTGATCGACGCGCTGCAGACCGGCCGCAACCAGATCTTCCTGTCCGCCTCGAGGCGCCAGGCGGACATCTTCCGCCGCTACATCGTTGAGTTCGTTTTCCGCGTCACCGGCGTGATGCTGAAGGGCGAGCATCTGCTGATCGACCGCGGCGACGATCCGGAGACGGGCCAGCCGCTCGAGCGGCCGACCTTGTTCTTCCTGGGCGCGAACTATCGCACCGCCCAGGGCGAGCATGGCAATTTCTATTACGACGAATGCTTCTGGGCGCAGGACTTCGAAACGACCGACGACGTCGCCAGCGGCATGGCGTCGCAGAAGCGCTACCGCGAAACCTATTTTTCGACCCCGTCCACGATCGCGCACGAGGCCTACAAGAAATGGTCCGGCGAGAAGGCCAACGAGGGCAAGCCGAAGGCCGACTGGACGAAGATCGATCTCTACGCGGAAGGGCTGCGCGCCGGCACCCTGGGCGCCGACGGGATCTGGCGCCACAAGGTGACGATCGAGGATGCGGCCGCCGGCGGCTGCGACCTGTTCGACATTGACGAGCTGCGCCGGCGCAAGTCGCCGGACGTCTTCGACAATCTCTTCATGTGCGAGTTCGTCGACGACACCCAGTCGGCTTTCCCGCTCGCGCTGATGAACCGCTGCCGGGTCGATACCTTTGAAAGCTGGCGGGACTTCGACGCCTTCGCGCTGCGGCCGTTCGGCAATGGCGAGGTGGCGATCGGCTACGATCCGCAGGAGAGCGCCCAGGGCGACGATGCCGCCCTGGTCGTGGTGGCGTTGCCGACCGCGAAAGGCGGCCGATATCGGGTGCTCGAGAAGCTCCGGCTGAAGGGCGGCTACGAAGTCCAGGCCGAAGCGATCTTCCGCATGATGGCCCGGTACAACGTCGTCGATATCGCGATCGACAAGACGGGAGCCGGCTCAGCGGTCTACCAGCTCGTCGTGCCGCGCTTCCCGATGGTGCGGGGCTTCGAATATTCCGCGCCGCTGAAATCGTTGATGGTGCTGAAGGCGAAGCACATCATCACCGCCGGCCGGCTGCAGTACGATGCCGGCGACAAGGACATTTCCGCCAGCTTCATGTCGATCCGGCCGGAGCTGACCAAGTCAGGGCGCCAGCTGACCTACGTTGCGAGCCGATCGGGCGATACCGGCCATGCCGACGTCGCCTGGGCGATCATGCACGTGCTCTACAATGAGAGCTTCGACGGCGAGCTTGGCGGCCAGAAATCCACCGTGGAGATTTACTGAAATGACCGAGACATCAGCGATGGCCGCCGGGCCGCGCGAGACGGACGCCGCAGACGAAGCCGCGGCGCAGCGCAGCAACGCGATCCAGGCATTCGCCTTCGGCGACCCGGAAGGCGTGCTCGATCGGCGCGAGCTGCTTCAGCATGTCGAATGCTGGCATAACGGCCGCTGGTACCACCCGCCTGTATCGACGGACGGATTGGCTCGCGCCTTCGATATCGCGCCGCACCATGCGAGCGCGATCCGGCTGAAGGTGAACCTGCTGGCGAAGCACTTCCGGCCGTCGCGCTGGCTCGACCGTGCCAATTTCCGGAAATTCGCGCTCGACTTCCTCGTGATGGGGCATGCCTATCTGGAGCGCCGCGACAATATGATCCGTCAGCCTCTCCGGCTTGTGCACAGCCTGGCGCGTTACACCCGCCGCGGCGTCGAGGAAGGTCGCTATTTCTTCGTTCCAGGCTGGCGCCAGGAGCATGAGTTCGCTCCCGGCAGCGTCTTCCAGCTCAACCAGGAGCATGTCGGCCAGGAGATTTACGGCGTGCCGGAATATATGTCGGCCCTGCAGTCGGGATTCCTCAACGAGGCCGCGACGCTTTTCCGCCGGCGCTACTATCTGAACGGCAGCCATGCCGGCTTCGTCTTCTACCTCAATGAGGAGACCGTCACCAACGAGGATGCCGACGCGATCCGCAAGGCGCTGAAGGAATCGAAGGGCGTCGGGAACTTCAAAAACCTGTTCCTGCACGCGCCGAAGGGGAAGAAGGACGGTGTGCAGATCATCCCGATCAGCGAGGTGGCCGCCAAGGACGAGTTCCTCGGGATCAAATCGACCACGCGCGACGACATGCTGGCCGCGCACCGGACGCCGCCGCAGCTGATCGGTGTCATTCCCCAGAACGCCGCGCTAGGTCCGGTCGATAAGGCGAGCGAGATCTTCCATCTCAATGAGATCGAGCCGCTGCAGGCGCGCTTTATTGAGCTGAACGACTGGCTGGGCTATGAGGCGGTCGCGTTCGACCCGTATAAGGGACCGGTGGTGGCCGTGGCGGCGGCGGCTTAAGCGCCGTCGATCCTTTAGCTCCGAAGCGGCTAGAGCGCCGACGTCTCCCGCACGATCACCTTGCTTTCCGGCACGTCATAAAGCCGCGAGGCGAACAGGACGGCGGCGGCGGAGCTGTCGAACCGATCCGGCAGCACGGTGCTTGCGGGGACGGCTCGGCCGCCGCGCTGCTCGGTCCAGTGCGGGCAGACCCGCCAACGATTGCCCTTCGCGAGCATCACGTAAACCTGCCGCGGCTTCACCGTATAGAAGGGTGACTGCGCCAGGCGTGCGAGCCGCTCCCGGATCGCCTCGGCGATAAAGGCGGAACGGTTGCTGGCAACCGCATCGACCGCAGCAACGACGCCTTCGTCCATTGACAACAGGACGCGAGTAACGCGGCCGGGCAGTTCGGCGCGCACCAAGATGTGCGCGACGTCGTCGCCGCCCTCGATCGGCTCAATGTCGTCAAGCGAGGATGGCGCGGGGATAGGATCCTTGTCGCCGATCATACCCTCAAGGTGCAGAGCGAGCGCCGCTTCCGCGTTGATCGCGGCTGCCTGGATAGTGTCGCCCGCTGCGATGCAGCCGGGGAAATCGGGGAAGCTGACGCCGAAGCCGTCTGCGCTGCGGTCGATGATCGCGGGGAAGTATTGGAGGGGCATCGTTCTTATCCTTTGTTATACGGAATATATCTAGCTTGGCGGGGGTCTTCAATTCACAATCGTCGGGAGACCCGGCCCTAAGGCCGGAGTTTCAAGCCGCTTTGCTTCTCGATGCTGATGATGTTGCGAAGGGAGAGGTCTTTCACCGGATGCTGGACCGTGACCTTGCCGGGCTTAGTGGCGTGCTTCAGCTGGACGTGATCGCCTTTCGTCGCGACATCATACCAGCCATCTTTCTTAAGCGACTTCAGAATTTCCCGGCTGCTAATCATCTTCGTTCCCCGTCGTGATATATGTAATATATCAGTCAGGACGGGGTGACGCAAGCTAAAAGATATACGAAATATATCATATTTTGCTGGACCGGGTCGACCCGAAGAGATATACCCCGTATATCATAACAGGGAACGCGAAATGACCAGCACCAGCATCGATGGCATCCACTTCCTCCTCGGCCGCGATATCCGCGGCAATGAGTGGGTCAGCCAATATACCACCAGCGAAATGGCCGAACTCTTCACCGAAGAGCAGCTGGTAGGCCTGGCCCGCGGCGACGTTGCCATCTGCTACCATCAACCGCGCCTGCCGACCGAGGCCACGCTCTTCCAGGACATGGTCGCCGCCACCCGCGCCGCGCGCGACTGATCGCACTAGCGCGCCGGCCGGTCACCTCGATGTCGCGCGCCGGACTGTGCACCCCGCCCCACCTACTGGCTTTTGGGGCATGTTTTGACGCTCTCGGCCGACCGTTGACGGCCGAGGGCAATTTCGCCCTTAGCGCGGCGCGAACGCAGATGCGGATTGATGCATGCCGGCGCGCCTCAGCTTAGCCGCCGAGGCAGGCCGCGGCGGCGGATTTTCAGGCTCGAGATCGCAAGGCAGCTGGCCGTCTAGGCCGAGCGGATTGGTGTCAGGTTCCACCAGTGTCTGCAGCGGCTTGTCCATGTCGAAGGCCGCAAGGAAATAGGCTTCGCCGCGACAGCGTGTGACTTTGCACGCCGGGCGAGCATTGATCAGCGAGGCGTGTCCGCCCCGCGTGCGCTCGACGGCCTTTAGATCGACATCGAACACCGTGCTGCATTTGGCGCAGCCAACTCGAACAACGACGCCCGCCGCGAGCATCGCGGCGACAGTCCGATACTGCGTTGGCCAGATCCTCGATCGCCGATTCATCGCCGAAACGTATGCGGAACGGACGTTATAGAAAAGGGGCAAAGTTCCATTCGATTTGAGTGCTTTGCAGACATGCCATCGAAGTGCAGGGGCGTTCGCGATTGGCCCGAAACTTGCCCCGCGCGGCCATTGCCGAGCCATGCGCCGGCGCAAGCCGGCGCCCCCGCCCTCGGTGCAAGGTCGGGTGATTCCTATTTAGCAGGACGATGGTGTGAAGGTTCAGATAAAATTGCGTCGAGCGAAGCTCGTCATCATCTCCTTTAGATCCTTGAGGGGGTACAGTGGCACTAATCTGAACTCGCGCTCGGGATCATGGCGCCGAGGCGGCCAAGGATCGCTTCCAGTTCGGGATCGAGGGGCGGTCCCTCCACAGGGCGCCCGCTGACGGACGTGGCGGCGGCATTGCCGAGGCGCCGGTGCCGGCGCTCCCTCAGGTCGCGGAAGCGCTGCAGGACGCGCGCTGGCAGCTTCCCGATGTCGAAGAAGTACGCGTTTGTGACCTGCTCGCGTTGTGGGCCTTCATCGTTTCCGGTGCGTTGGCTGCGCCGAACCCAGTCGAGAAAGCCGTGCCGCTTCAGGCGTGCCAAGGCGTCGACCACCGTTTTGCGGGCGAATCCCGTTACCGTTTCGATCCAGGCAATTGCAGGCTCGAGGCGCCCGGTCTTGAAGTCTAGCACATTGCCGGTCAGCAGCGCCTCCAGCACCGTTATGCCGTAGGGCGTTATCGGGCCTCTTCCGCCGTCGCGGTGGCGCGTGACCTGGTCAAACTCCTTGGCGGCTTTCAGCAGGTCCTCGATCCAGCCTAGCGCGCCCCGGACTGTCCCGTCGCCAATCGGCGAAAACACGCGCGCGCGCGCGTCGTCAACGTCGTAGCTGTTGCGCCGGACGCGTTGGTCCGGCCCGCGGACTTTTCCAGTGAGTTGCGCTGCGGCGCGCCTGATTACCTGCTTTGTATCGCGCGCGATCAT